TTTCAATTGACAAGATGACACCCGGTAGAAAGCTATTCCTTGAGAGTGGTTATGACGCACGAATGACTGTTTACTACGGACCTGATGGCGAAAATCTTACTAGCAGTGCCGAAGTTAGATCGTTATACATGAAAGCTATTGGTGATCAAAATCTTGAAGCTACGTTTGACGAATTGGCGAGACGTCCTTCAGTTAAAAACTCAATGAATGAAATGCGATCTGATCTGAATAATGGGAGGAGAGAGATTGATCCGATGACAGCCTACACACATAATATCTTGCTTAGTTCAGCTATTGACAAAGCACGGAAAAAAGCTTGGAGAACAATTGCTGACCATCCGGCTGTTGTTGCTTTAAAAGCTGAACAAAACAAAGTTGAATCAGCAACACGAGATCGTCGCAACTCCCTGCGAGAAAACGTTATTCCACGTATCCTTGAAATTAACAATTACCAATGACAATTGAATCTACAGTAAACAGTTACTGGAGAGGCGATGGTGACGGCACTAACGTAATCTTCACCTTTCCCTTTTCTAAATTTGAAGACGACGATGTGTTCGTCTATGTCTATAACGCAACCAGTGGTGTTTGGGATATTCAGACCGTCAGTACCAACTATACAATTAGTGGCTCTACCATTACGTTTGGAACTGCTCCTGCAAGCCCACCCAGTGCAGGCTTCGGCAACGTACTGATTCTTCGGTCTACTGACTACCAACAGACTCGTGCTTTATTCACAGCTGGTAGTTCTATACGTGCAAAGGACTTGGAGGATAACTTCCTTCAGTCTATCTTTGCTGACCAAGAGTTTAGAGATCTAAAGGTTGACAAGATTGCTCCAGAGTTCTGGGCTGACGTAGATATGAAACTACGTAAGATTAAAAATCTTTCTGACCCAACTTTTGATACTGATGCAATCAACAAGAAGTATATGGATGACAGGCGTACTAATACGCTTGTACAAAACGACATTCCTACTGCTGATCAGACCATCAAAGGGCTGCATTGGCTTAAAGATGCCAACGGTATCAATCAAGTACACCGCATCTATGACGGCTCAGGCTGGGTAGAAGTTGCTTCTGGTATTCCTTTTGTTCCTGAGACTGGTACTAGGGTTCGGTATGTAGACACCTTGAATGGTTCTGATGCAGTAAGTAACGATGGTTTCTTTAACACCAATCCACTTAAGACAATCAAACGTGCTTTGACGCTTGTTAATGCTGATCCTGCAGGTGACGGTACGTTGATCTGGGTCAATGCTGGTATATACCAGGAGATCTTGCCCCTATCAATTGCAAAAGCAAACATTTCTATTGTTGGTACTACTCAACGTAGCTGCTTTATCCATCCCACTGTGGCTACTGCTGAAAACAATATGTTTGAGGTAGATAGTGGTACTTATATCGCCAACTTTACTCTTTGCGGATTAAAAGCAAGTGGTACTCGTGGTGGTTACGGTAAGGATTCATCAGATACTACTTATGGATTACCTACTAGTCAAAGCTGGGCTGTTGCTTTTAGAGATGGTGTAACTATTCGGAAGAGTCCTTATATCCAAAATTGTGTTGCTTATACAGACTCTGAAATCAATAACGCAACTACTATCTACAACGCTGATAGGACTATTGCTTCTGGTTTTAACCCAGACACTATGAAAGGTCTTGGTGGTGAACCAGACTCTGCGCCTTGTGGTGGTGGAATCTTAGTTGACGGTGATGCTGTATCTCCTGCCAGTCCGCTCAGGTCGATGGTTGTAGATTCCTACACACAAATCAACTTAGATGGTCCTGGTGTTCTTTGTACCAACAATGGTTATGCGCAACTTGTTTCGTTCTTCGGTACATTTTGTCATTACCACGCTAAAGCTAGGAATGGTGGTCAACTTAATCTAAGCAACTGTGTAACTGACTTTGGTCGTTTCGGCTTAATTGCTGAAGGTAAAAGTCCCAATGTGATTGCTACAGCTACTGTCGTTAATGCTGCTTCTGCTGCTGACACTACCTTTATTTGTACAGCACCAGCTAAGGCTGCATCGTGGCATGGCTCTCAAGTAATTCCACGTACAACGCAGATTGTTGAGATTGGTGGTAACAGCTATCAAATTAAACAGAGTGTAGTTGATAGTAACGGTAACTATACTATTACTGTATATAACCCAGACCCTACTAATAATTCTGTAAACTCTGGTCTAGTTGCAGACTTGACATCAGGTAATGCTGTTAACTTTTATCAGAAGTCACTGATTACTACAGGTGGTCATGTCTTTGAATACTGTGGTAGCGGTACTGACTACACAGCTCATCCAGACAATGGCGGACTTGCTGACATTACAAAACAATCAATTGAGATCGGTGATGGTCAAGTATGGCTGTCGTCTACAGATGAAAATGGTAGGTTTGTTGTAGGTGGTGGTGGTACTGATTCCTTTGTTGTTGATCAACTGGCTGGAACAGTAACCTTACCTGCCGGTGCAGTTATTGCAGATAATATTATTACTGACACTTCACCACAACTTGGTGGTGCATTGGATACAAATGGATTCAGCATTACCTCTTCTGGAAGCAACCCTGTTGTAATCGACCCCGCTGGTAGCGGAACAGTCAATATGGGTGCTCAGGTTGTATTTGACAGTACACAGCCTACTGCAACGACTGCAGCTGCCAATATTGTTCAATTAACCAATAATTATCAGGATGGTTCTACTACATTAGCTGCGACGGCATCAGCTGTTAAGAGCTTAATGCCGGTTGGTAGCATCATTATGTTCGGTGGTTCTACCGCACCTACTGGTTATCTCGAATGTAACGGACAAAGCACAGCTTCTTACGCTGCACTAGCTGCTGTTGTAGGAGCTAACGTACCTGATTTACGTGGTGAGTTTGTACGGGGCTGGGACCACAGTAGAGGTGTAGACAGTGGAAGGTCTTTTAGAAGCTCCCAGGGTCATCTTTTTGATTCTCATACACATAGCAACGGTAATGCTGGAAGTCATAATCACCCGCTAGGAAGTGCTGGCAGCCATGCTCACGGAATTAATCAAGTAAGTCTTACAGGTTCGTTCCGTCCTGGTGTCCATCGCGATATACATGCTACGGGAGTATTTTCTGATGCAGGGAATGTTGGTAGTAAAGAATCGAGTGATCATAACAATGGTAGACAAATTAATTTCAATGCAACTCACTCCCACTCGATGGGTGCAGCTGGAAGCCATAACCACTCAATGTCTGCCGCTGGAGTTCATAATCACTCAATTGGTAGCAGCGGCGGTTCAGAAACACGGCCTAGAAACATCGCACTTATGTACTGCATTAAATTCTAACTATGGCAAATACACTTAAATTAAGAGGCGGTACTACTGCAGAAGTAGCTGCTGCAACACTCGCAGAACGCGAGATTATGGTAGACACAACAAAAGATATAATTGTTGTTGGGCCTACTAAAACAGAAATGGCCGTTGGTAATGGTGGTACATATACGGGAAACTATACGTTTTCTGGTGATGTAACTATTGGTGGAGCTGCAACATTTGGTAGTTCGTTTAATGCCAATAGTTTACGTATACAGAATGTAGCTACTCCTACAGGAAATTCCGACGCTTCCAACAAAGCATATGTCGATGGTTTGATTACAACTGTTCAAAATACTGCTTTACCAGGAAACGTATTTTCAGCTGATAATACTATTACCATTACTGACAATAATCCTGGTGTTGGTGACGTTAACTTAAGCATTTCTAATAACTCAGTATCTACTGCAAAGATTCAAGATAATGCTGTCACCACAGCTAAGTTTGCAGATGGTAGTGTTACGTCACTTAAGTTTGGAAGTGCTTCAGTTACTACAGCAAAGATTGCTGACCAAGCTGTAACTACTGCAAAGCTTGAGGTATCTGCTGTTACTTCTAATCGTATTGCGGCTGGTGCAGTAGGTTCAACAAAGATTGCTGACAATGGGATTAGCGCAATTAAGTTGCAAAGTGATTCTGTTACTACGGATAAGATTCAAGATGATGCAGTAACTACTGCTAAAATCAATGCAAATGCTGTTGGTACGACAGAGCTTGCTGACGACGCAGTTACTACTGCAAAGGTTGCAGACACTAGTATTACTACAGCTTTGATTGCTGATGATGCAGTAACAGCAGCCAAAATCGAAGACTCTGTTCTAGCAACACACGCTGCACAGGTAACAGCTTGTGCAAACAGTGCAACGGCAGCTGCTTCCTCAGCTGCTTCTGCGCTGGCAGCATTTGATAACTTTGATGATACCTATCTTGGAGCAAAGGCTTCTGATCCATCTACTGACAACGATGGAGATGCGTTGACTGCAGGTGACCTGTACTTTAATACAACTACAGATGTCATGAAGTTGTATACAGGGTCTGGCTGGGTTATTGCGTATGTACCGGGAGATGCTGTAAATATTACTAATACTGCTAGCGGTAACCTAACATCTACAAATGTACAGTTGTCATTGCAAGAGCTGCAGGCAGATATTGACAGCACAGTTGCTGCTACTGCAACCAACGCATCAAACATCACATCCGGTGATGCTACCAACGCTTCTAGTATCAGCACAAATGCAACTAACATTGCAACTAACGTAACCAACATTGCTAGTAACGTAACTGCACTTGGAACTAAGGTTCCACGTACATCTGCAACTGGTTCTGCTGAGCTTCCTGTTGGTACGACTGGGGATCGTGATGGTAGCCCAGCTGCAGGAATGATCCGATATAACTCGACTCTTAGTCAGTTTGAAGGGTACGGTACTGCATGGGGGGCTATTGGTGGTGGTGGTTTTGATGTACTTTCTGCACCTCCTACATCTCCTGCTCCACAAGGTGGTGATGTTTATTGGGATGATGATGAAGCCATTCCTTATATTTATTATGATCAAGGTGGT